AAGGCACAAACGGGTTATATGAATTAAAGGTATTCCATGTAGCACTTACCAAAGGAGTAACCCCCGCGCCTCATCCGCCTTGTTTGTATCCTGCGCTTGTGGGTGCTGCGTTGTACGCTGCTTGGTTATTCAAGTTGGCGTATTCTATCGCGTAAAGCCAAAAGCAAATTTTTTGAATATCGTAAACATCACAATTCCAACCGGCCCCGTTCTTTCCGGCTTCCCCCCGGCGGCGTGCGTATGCTCGATAATTTGTTAGGCTGGTAGAAGTTCCCGGAAGGCCTAACAAGCTGCGATAGGTTCCGTCCCAACTTGCCTCATTGCTTCCGCCCCTAAATTCCGCCGAAGTATTTACGACGGAAGCTAATTTAGGTGCGCCACTTACTGTACGGTCTATTGCCGCTTCATAAGCCGAACGGTAACAAAGCGGGACTAAGTGGAAACCGGGTAACGCGTGTTGTGAAATAAAACAACGGTGTACAGACCCGTCTACCTCAAATTTGCGGTAGTGTGCCGGTATTTCTACCATTACTTGGCCGTCGGTTCCGTCCAAGTTGGCGGGCGCGCCGTTATCTCGTTTTGTGCTATCGGTAGCATGAAGGTAATAGTTTACCGTTCCGTCGTCTTTCAAAATACAACGGCGCATACCGCTTTGAACGGGCAAAGAAACATGAAGTTCCGGCCTTCCTATCCGTGTGCAAGCCGGGTTAGCTACATTAGAATCCCATTCTATACCGTAATAGTAATCATACGGAAATGTTGGCTTTGTATTGCCAACCCCAATTATTAAGCCCATAATTTTGTACTTTTAATAACCCCATTTGAGGTTAAGGTTTCCTAAACTTGTTTGTTTAATTTCTCTAATTATTTCGGGGTTCCATCCCGTTTCAAACCGTGTGCTTACGAATTCGCCCGGCCCCATACCCCAAAGGTTTACTTCCAATACTACGGCGGTTTCCCCGTCGTTCTTTACGTTAAACGGGGTATCTTCTTTTGCGAAGTTCCCGTTATTAAGGTTATCAATAACCCCGATATTACCAATTTGCGGGCTTACTACTTCGCCCCCTCTCGTCGTACTCATAACTTTTTATTTCAAAATTAGGAATTATCGTATTACTATAATACGCTTGTTTATAAAAAAATAATAACTTACCTTCTGCTATTCAAATGATAGGCGCGGTAATTATAACCGTCCCATACTAACATAAATTCGTCAATATCCCCGGGCCCCGTAGTTAGTTTATCGGTTTCTACCCCGCCATTATTGTTTAGCCTTTGCGCGTATTGCGTAGAACTCATACCGCTTACATCTGTATTTCTTCCCCTTATATATCCGATTTTTGTACTTTCTGAAGAACAAACAATAATCATTCTTACCGCGAAAGGCGTAGAAGAACTTATATTTAGTTTGGAAGCAACCGAACCACGCGTAGGGAACCCTATACCGCTATTGTCGTTTGTGAATTTCGCAATTATATTAAACATTGTAGGCGTTGTAAGTTCGCCCGGTATATGTATTGTATTTACTGCTGGGGTTATCTGCGTGTATGGATAGCTATTTATAGCCCCATTTACTACAACGTCCCCGGTAACTGCAAGCGCAAGGTTATTTAGTGCGTTTTTTACGCTAATCAATATTCCGTAGTTTGTACCGTAAGAATTGTAGGTTTCATTTGAAAAACGCCCAACCCCTACAACGCCGGAAGAAGCCGGCAAAACGTTTGTACCTATTGAAGCCCATCGGTAGCCGTCCGCAAACTTTATAAAGTCGTTGTAAAGGGATAAACCTTGCCCCGAAGTCCCCGTACCGCTTGCCGTTGCGCCAATACGTCCGCTTCCTATCTCAAAACCGCCAATAGAACCGGAAATAGCGTTTATATTTCCTTCTATTGTGGCTTTGGTTGCAACAAAACTACCGTCTTGCAATACGCGGAAGGGGGCCGTACCTCTATTTTCATAAGACGCCCCAGCCCAAACCCGAACGGAAGTATAAGCCGTACCTTGCCCGGTAATTCCGGCCAATATGGAACCGCCCGACCCTGCAAGTTGAACCGTACCGGAAGTAACAATACCGCCGTTTATTGTGGTTACTGTATTGTCGTAATTTACGGCTATTACCCAATCATTAGCGACGTAACTACCCGTTGTTCTTGCGGTAGAACAACGTCGTAAATCTATGCCGTTTACCCATAAATCCCCAATATCATAAGGGGGGTAAGGCGTGGAAACAAATACCCGACGTTTTCCGTCGGCCGTGTCTTGGGCCTGGCCCGCCGCTTCGTACGCGTCTATTGCCTTTTGGTCTTCTATCGTAGTCCAAGTATACGTAGAACCTGAAACGGTGTAACGCTTTAATAGCTTTGTCGCTGAACTATACCACATATCCCCTACGTGTTTAGCTCTAACGGCCGCCGTAGTCCAAGCCGTAGCCGGGTCGGAAGTTTGGAACCAACTTTCTATTTTGCCGTCTATTTGGTTCGTTAAATCGTTAATCGTAGAAGTGTAAGAACCGTTTATAAAACTATTTAGACCCGCGTCGCTGGTGTATTGGCTGGCTTTTTCCCAATCCGAAGAAGTATAATTACCCGTTAGCCGTGTAACCTTACATCGCATTATATCCCCGCTTTCGCCTTGTACCCACAAGTCGCCTATTTCGTAGGGCGTTTTCGGCGTAGTGGTAAAAATTCGGTTTTTATCCCTTGCCAAAGCAAGGGCTTCATTCGCCAAAGCAAGGGCTTGCGCTAACTCCGAATCCTGTAATTCCTGCCAATTGTAAACAGTTCCGTTCTTTACCCAACGGAAAACCTTACCGGTATAAGTGTTATAAAACAAATCCCCTAAATGGTTTTCTTTTTCTTGGGTAGTAGTCCAAGTATTAGCCGGCGCGTTGCTGGTAGTAGGGTCGTAAGTGTCAAAAAATTGCTCTATTTGCCCGTCTAATTGCGCTTGTATTTCGTCAAGAATGCCGGGAAGGGTATTATTAATATAGTCCTTAGTTTCCTTCGCGGAGTCGTCTACATCCGAAACGTCTTTTTCGGTTCCGTCGGAAGAAATAAATTTAATATTACCGCCTATTTCCCCGTTATCCAAATCGAAATAGGTACGACCGCCCCCGCTACTCTCAATTCGCCCGGTTTTAATAAACCTTCCGTTAATGGTAGAACTTCCGTAGGTAAGGGAAACAAGGCGCGCCGGGTTCTTCCCGTCGCTGTCTGTTTCTACACTGTTTAATACGCCTACCATAAAGTTATAATACGCCGCTTCGTGGTCTACCTTTCGTTGCGTGGTATCCAAAACAATACTTCCGGCTCCGGTAGTTTTGGAACAACGGGCGTAAATGTAATAAGCCGTATTACTTACCAGGTCGCTATAAGTAGCTTGCGCTATTTCCCAAGTCCTTATAGCTTCTTCTATTGTGTAGTGTATCAAATGGCCGCCCGTTATCCGCATATAATTCGGGTTGCCTTGGTAATTGGGTTCAAAAACAACGTTTCGCAATACGAATTGCATAGACTTAGCCCCAACTTGCAACATACTTGTTTCAATGCTTAACGGCTTAATCTTATCGCTATAATAATCCCCTTCGGGGTCGAATACCATAGCTAAAACTTCTTGGCTTGCCCGCCAACTTCTACGGGCCTTTGAAGGGTCGGCAAGGTTGTTAATTTTAATAATTTCGTCTATTTCCTTTAGGTCGCTTATTACCCTTGTAATGGTAGTTTTGGTTACGCTGTCGCCCAAGGTTAAAGAATATTTGTAAGGCTGCAACAAATCCCGTTTAAACCCGGTAATACGTATAGACTTATCTACCCCTAAATCTTCGTCCTTTACCGGTATATAATCCCCTACGGCGAATAAGTTTTCCACGGTAAGTTGTCCCGCAAACTGCTTAATAAAATTTTGGTCTATGTTTAAGCCGTATTGTACTTGGGGTTGGCAATTCTGCAAATAATAGCTTTCCCCTTCTTCCTGTAATTCTAATTCGGCTTCCGTTTTATATTGGTCGGGCAGGTTTATATCCGTAAAAAAATACTTATCCCCCGGCGAAAATTGGAAGGCCGCGCTTGTTTCGCTTGGAAACTTCATACCGCTTTCGTCTGTAAACGGTACTAACTGTATTTCCTTAGTCGAACTATCGTATTTATGTACGTCGAATTCATAACCGGCCAAATTACCCGTAGTAAACTTTACCTTTGCGCTTACGCCCGCTATTAGCCATTTAGTATTACCTTGGCCGTCCTTTTCGTTAAGGTCGAAATTCATAGTATTATCTATAAAAGCATAATACTTGCTTCCTAAGCCTGTTACTTCGCCGTATCGGTTCGGAAAAATGTTATCAAAAACCTTTGTATTTTCTTTCAGTCCGAAAGCTGCAATAGCGGCCGTATTCTCTATATAAGAATCAATTTTACCGATACTTCCCGGAAGGCAAAGTTTACTATGTCGGTAAGTGCTACCCAAGTTGTTACTTCCGCCGTAAATAAATAACCGGGTAACAACGTTCTTAGAATTTATATTTTGCCTTGTTAATTCGTACAAACCGCCCGTTTTCCCGTACCTGAATGTATAAGGGAAGGCTACGCCCGCTTTGCGAATATTAAGCGTTCTAATCCCGTTATTTTGCGTTATCTCAAATTCTTGGCTATACTCTTTGCAAAGGTCTTGTAATACGTCTAAACAATTCCTACCGCTAAAAGTCAATGTCTTAAACTCTGTTTCTTGCGGGTATTCTCCAAGAACCCACTTATTAGGGAATACGCGCAAGACGTTTACTATTACTATTTGTAAGAAGTCTAACAAATTACCGGTAAAGCTGTCGCCTATCGTGTTGTCCGGTAGTAAAAATTGCGCGTCTATTAATTCGTATTGTACCCCTTCAAATGTTAGGGTATATTCAAATTTTCGCGTTCCGGTTTTCTTAACGGTCGGTAGTTGGTTTATCGTGTACGTCTTACCGTAGACCTCTATCGTATCCCCTAAAACAAATTCTAAGGTGGTTGCACTTTTTACCGTAATAGTTACGGTATCTTCCGCAAGAAGTCCTACGGATTGTTCGGCCTTAGTAATTCCCGAAGTTCGCGGCCCGGAATTTAGTAAGGTAGTGCTTCCGTTGGGGTGTTTTATTACAATTTGTTCCATACTATAATACCGTTTGTAGAAAAGTCCGTAATATCTTCAATAACCCCGGCTATAATAGCGTAGTAAATTCCTTCGTTTCTATATTCGTGAGTTACCGTAATATTTCCCCCGTAAACGTCTTCGGTTTTGGTTCCGTCGCCCCAAAATATGGTTAAGGCCTTATTCGATTTAACCGTTATCGTAAGGGTCTTTGTAGCTTCGCTTATTCGCTGATGCCTTACAACTCTTTTTACCGGGTTTGGTTCTTTTAATTTTAGGCTAAAAGTTCCTACCATAAGTTCATCATTCCAACGTTTACTAATGGCTATTCCGCTTTCGTTATAGACTTCGTAAACAAGTGGTTTAGTCGGGTGTATGTCTATCATTAAACGCTGTGTACCGTCCTTGCTGAATATATCTAAGAAGCTATTTAGCTTATTAACGAAGTCCATTTTTCCGTTAGCCTTCATAAAACAATTAAGCGTTATTTCCCGTGCTTCTACGCGTTTTCTTTGAAGGTCTATTACTTCGCCGTGGTAGTCGTCCCAATCTATTTTAAGCGGATTTTTTAGCTTCGGACGGTCAAGAATACCGTTACTTTCGGCTACGTAAATACCCCACTCCTTAAAATCGCTTCCGTCCAAAATGTACGAAAGTTTGGCTACCGAATTAAGAAGTTCGGATATTTGGTCTTGGGTAAGCGCAATATTATAAACTTTAACTTCGTCTACATATCCGTAGCCGTTTTCGGTAGAATAAATATCTTGCAAAAAGGCGAAGCCGGTAGGTTGGGCCGGCAAAGTAATAGTTTGTATTAACTGCGTATCCAAGTAAATGTAGATATTAAACCCGTTCTTAACTACGGCGAAATATCCCCAAGAATCCGTAGGAAGGCTTACCCACGTTTCCCTGTATCCGTCCATAGCTTCCCAACGAACAAAAAATCCTATTTTCTTCCCGGTAAACCCGTCCGGGAAGTGTTTACTTTTCAACCAAGCCAAAAGGGAAAAACTACCCGAAAGGTTAATAAGGTTTTGCGGTATTTCGCAGTATCCTTCCCCTGTGAACTCTATACAATTCCCTTGCCTTCCCGAAACGAAATTACTTTGTATTACTGTTCCGTCCGCCCGGCTTTGTGAATAATCGTAAGCTATTAAAGAGCCGTTAGGTTCATCGAACGGCATATTAAGAATTAAATTATTATCGTTAGCCATGTTAGTATGTTTTATTAATTATTATTCTGTTATACCTTGCGCCCTTAACGGGTCGCTTGCCGTTATTCTTGTATTCTCTTCAATTTGTTTTAAAAACCCGTTAGAAACGCCTACCTTAGCGTCTATACTTGCCAAGTGTAACAGTTGGTTTCGCATTATATCAATACTTTCTATTTGATTTACCCTTACCGCGTTTGTTTGTCCTGCCAATAGGTCTATACTTTCTTGGCTTGCTCCTTTGATGGCTCTCGACAAAGTAGTAGTAGGGTCGGTATTGTCATTTTTATTGCCCCATAAATCAAACCCGCGTTCTTTGGCTCTTTGTCTTATCGCTTCCAAAGCTGCTACGTACAGGTCTTCTCTCTCGTTTAGTCTATCCATTAACCTATCGTAGTCGTCTATTACGTCGCCGTCGCCCGTTCTTTGGTCAAGTGAAGCCGCGAGTTCGTTTTCAAAGTCTTTAAATACGTCAGAAAATAAGGTCGAATAAACCAACTGTTCTATAAATTTTTCTAATGATTCCCCCGCAACTTCAAACATTCGTTTACTTGCGTCTTCTCCGGCCTTCCATGCTTCTACTATCGAATTTCTAATATTATTACCCAAGTCGCCGGCTAAGTCTGCTACAACCTCTCTTATTTGTTCGTTCGCGGCTTCTACCGCTTCGGCCCAATCTAACGCATTTTGAACAAGTATTTTTGTCTTGTCGTCTAATTGGTTTGTATTAATTAGTGATTGCGCCAACGCTTTATTAAGGTTGCCCGTACTATCTACCAACTCCGGGAATACTTCTAATAATCCCCCGAACGTTTCCTTTTTCTTTTTACCGCCAAACAGCCCCGCTATTGCTCCAATTGCCCCACCAACAACGGCCCCAATAGCCGTACCTATTACCGGGGCGACAATGGAGCCAATAGCCGCGCCCGCCGCCGCGCCCGCCGCCGCGCCACTTCCAACGTTTCCCCAATCAATAGCATTGCGAAGCCCGGTTTTTGCCTTCCCTTCTGAAAGTTTAGCTAATGCTTCTTCGTATTTGCTGGTTGATTCGGCCATAGCCTCAAACCCGGAATTTATTTTAGCCTGGTAATCTGTAATAAATACCGAGTCCGACAGTTCGCTATGTAACCTTAATTGTTCGTTTAATGTTAATGTATATTCGTGTGCAAATGCTAAGGCAGCGTTATAAAATTCCTTTTCTTTTCTCTTACGTTCTTCCGAAGCGGAAGAAACCATATTTATAATATCAACCACGGCGGCAATACCCGCGCTTACCTTATCGGTTTTTGTTGCTGTGTCGTCAAAGGCTACTTTTAAGTTGTCTACTTCGCGACTTATATTAGAGAAAATTTCCCCTACCGTTCCGTCCAAGTTCCCTAACGCGCAGGTTATTTTTTGGAACCCGGATAACATTTCTTGGAATTTTGCCTTTGGCATTTTTTCCAACTCGGCGTTTAACTCCTCAATTTTTAATTTAACCTTTTCAATTTCGAGGGCTATTGCTTCCGTTGGGGCTTCCCTATGTATTTTTTGTAGTTCTTCGAGCGTCTTTTCCGCCGCTTGTTTTTGGGTTTCTAACTCCGATTTTATCCGGTCGGATTCCCACATAAACGCTTTATTTGAAATACTTAAAAGGGCTTTATCTTGTGCCAAGTCAATAATACCCCGCGTAGCTTCATACCCGGCGTATAATAGGTTTGCTTTATCTTCGTTATATTGTGCCTTCCTATTTTTTATTATGTCGTCTATTGCCTTTTTATCCGTTTCGGTAGCCGCTTTAGCCCTTCTTGTTTCAAGTAATTGCAAGTCGTTAGTAAGTTCCAATTCAAGCGCAATTTTTTTACCTAAATAATTGGAATATTCAGAAATTAACCGGTTCGTTTCGTCTTCTGCTTTTTTCGCTACATCTTCTTGGCTTTTATCAAGAATTTGCGCCTTATTGGTATCTAATTCGCTGCCGTCCCCGGCTAAACGTTTACGGCGTTCTTCCAATATATTAAGCATTTCCGAAATAGAACGCGCGCCGGCTAATTGATTTTGTAGTTCTTTTTCAAATTCCCCTAATACGGTATCCTTTGTTTCGTTGGCTATTTCATCGTTTAGCCTTTTAAGTTTTTCCGTTTCCTTCGGGCTACGTGAAGAAATAGCTAATAATCTTTCCCTTTGCTTTTGTAGAAAATCTAAATAACTACTACCTTCCGCAAGTAATCCGGCGAACTCGGTTTTTGCGGCTTTCTGTAATATTTCGTCTTTGGAATTAACCCACTTATAATATTGCGTATATTGCTTTTTCCGGTTTTCCAACATTTCGGTATAAGGGTCGGTTTTCTTACCCCCACCGCCGGAACCTGTTTTTTTCGTTCCCCCTGTAATAGCGTCTAAGGTCTTTTGTAAGCCTTCAAATTCTTTTAACGCCTTCTTATATTCTTCGGGGTCGGAAAGTTCTTTTAAGGCTTCTTGTTTCTTGTTAATAGCAACTTCCCAAGCCCCTACGGTTCCTTCCGCATATTCTTGGGTAGCGTTAATTCCGGCTTCCTTTAAAGCGTTTACACCCGCTATTTCATAGTCGGCGGCCTTGTTATAAATGTCGGTTATTTTGTCGTTTAATTCTTGGCCTTTCTTTTCGTATTTGGCTATATCCGGGTTATCCATTTCGTAGGAACCCATACCGCCAAATTGCCCCATAGAATAATACCGGGTTACTTTGGGTTTAGCTTGGGCTTCTTCTAACTTTTCTTGGTTTTTAATAGCGTCTTCAATTAAAGAAGCTGCTTTAGCCCGCATAGCCATAGCCTTGGCTTTTTCTATCTCGGAATTAATAAAGGCGGTTTTGTTTTTTACTAAAAGGTTTTCGGCTTCTTCTACGTTTTTAATTGAAACCCCTAATTCTTTAAACTTATCGGACTGGTCTTTTATAAATTTTTCCTTCGCTTTTAGGTCGTTCCCTAACTTATTCCAACCTTGCGAAAGTTCGTTTATTGCCGCAATGGGTTTGCCCGCTATTTTTGCGACTTCGTTGTTAAATTCTTCTTGGTTCTTTTTTGCTTCCCTTGCCTTGCTACTGAAAATTGAAACAAGCGAAATAATCCCGGAAATTCCGGCAAGTATCCAACCGAATACGGGAATACTTTTTATAGCAACCCCAACCAACCGGAAGGCCCCGGCAAGACCAATATTCGCAAGCGTTCCGGCCTTTGCCGCCGTCGCTTGCGCTCCGGTTGCTACTGTATTCGCTACTTGCGTAGTAGTATTTGTTGCCGTAGCTGTTGTTTGGGCTGTTTGCGCGGCCGTGTTTGCTATTGTTGCCGTAGTATTTGCTTGCTCGGTAACAGTAGCTTTGGCCACAACACCGGCCCACCATTGCTTAATACTCCCAAGCGTTACAAGCGAAAAGTAAGAATCCTTATTTAGTGTTACAGCTACCTGTTGTAAGCCTATTGTTATAGCCATAAGGCTCTGTACTTTTAGCATAATCTTTTGTAGGTCTTCGTTTTCGCCTGCAAATAAAGATACTGCCCCTTGCGCTGCTGAAAAAGCCCCGGACACTCCGCTCATAGCTTGTATAATTCCCTGAAAAGCCCCTTCGTCGTTAGCCAATACGCGCGCTTGCTGTGTAGCGTCGTCCATTGCATCTTGTAAGCGTCCTAATTCTTGTTGGAGTTCGCTAAATCGTTCG